TTTGTCCAACCACCAGTCGCATTATAGTAGCTAAAGCTTTCACGACACCGCGCGCGAAGTACTCGATAAGCAGTCCCGCGGTAGAGCTTAGTTCGTCCGCCTTGGGGAGGAAGACGACTTTCTCCGGCGCAATCGAAGTTAATGCTGAATGTATCTTCACCAGCGGCCAAAGCTTCTTCATTGGCTTTACGCCTTTCGTTACGCCAGTTTTGAGTATCTTCAGCTGTAACGTGGTAATCTGCATAGACATGATCTTCTGTGAAAGAACCAACGCCGGGTTTCCAATCGTCTCCGAATGCTTCTTCCTTGACGGTGACCATATCTCCAGCTTTGAAACCTGCTTTAACTTTAGCCATGATAAACTCCATTATAAAGTGAGGTGTATTCCCCATTCCTTATAATAGTATTATACTACATTTTCGCACTATTTTGCACGAGTTTCAAAATTATTTCTATTTATTATTTTGCTAGCCAAAACCTTAGAAACAGCCCAGCATGTACCAACACCAATCACCGTCGCGGCTACAGCAAGAAATGCAATTTGATCTAGATCGTCTATGATGTCAAATATTCTGTTCAATCTCAAGGTACCATTGCAGTTGCAGTGCCATCGAAATTATAAAGAATAACTGCTGTTCTTTTTTTATGCGCAAACTTTATCCAGCGATCCCGTAATCCAGACCTTCTTGAAAAAGCCTTTTCTTTTAGCTCTATGACCAAAAGTGCATCGCCTAACTCTGGGTGTGGGATACTATACGTCATAATACCACTCTTGTCAGGTCTCTGTCCTGGGCCTGTTATCCCTTGAAGCCAGCCGCACTCAAACGTTCCGCACTCTTGAGGTCTAGATGAGTATATAGAACATCCCGCCGAACAAACGTTTGGACATTTTGTTTTCGGCTTTTTATTTATAGTTGGAATCTCTAAAAGACTACAACACTCAGTGCATTCCCCACAGGACCTTAGTCCCATAAGAATTGTCCGGGATCCTCATTAATAGGTACCTGACTTTCATTTTTATCTTGCTCAGGGTCTGGTAGAAACTTAAGAACGTCTGTTGCAACTCGATATGCAATTGCTTCTCTCGCAGCTTTTGAAGATAAGTTGATTTGCTCACCTGAAAACTCTGCAAGCGCTCTCTCAATAATTTCACGAAGATCAGTTCTAAATCCCATAACTAGCTCCTATGCCTTTAAAACAATAAAGATATATGTCAGGTTGTTTATAAATTTAGTGACAATACTTCATCGTGTCTTCGTCTGTAAGAACAGTAAGATATATCTTGTCACCTTCTTTAATGTCTGGAGGTAACAGGTTATTTGAAACTGACATAAACTCTACCTCCTTATTATCTGCAGAATGAACCTCAAACAATACCTCACCGTGATTTTTTGAATCAACAGTTCCTTGTATCATGCAAAGCGATAACGCGATTGTTTTCATCTTTCTGCTACCTCTTTGCCAACCACTTAGTAATATCAAGTAACGCCTCTAAAGCCTCAGGATCGCTCATTCTGTGGCTCTCACCAACGCAAACCTTCTTAACACCGAATGACTCAGAGAGGTAATCACTATCTTGAGGAAGAACAAGATCATCATGATCAGAATGAAGAATTATAGTGTTTTGTGAATCAACTCTCACTTTAAATTCTTTCATCCTATCTTCATCCACAAACCTTTTCCAAGCAGGAGCAATTAAAATAAGACCAGCACCCCTTGTGCTTACAGACATCGCAACAGCTCCACCTCGTGAGGAGCCAATAACCAAATCAGGCATCTCGTTGTCGATAACTTCTTGTGCAATCGCAACAGACTCCGCAAAACTTTCTCTTGGAAGCGCTGGGTTTAAAACCTTATATCCGGCTTTTGCTAAGTGCTTGGCTTTTGATCCGCCCGGCTTTGACTCAAGGCCATGTAGAAAAAGTACTTTCATAAGACTCCTAATGGGTTAACAAATTGGTCAAGGACCCCCGACCACATTATTATTATATAACAAATCCATAAAATTTGCACGAATGTCTAAATTATTTTCTCAATAAAAGACTGTGAACAATTCCTTGGATCTTAGGGTCGACGTTTTGTTTCCATTCGTCTTCTCCTTCTGTAACTTGCTCTCTAATTTGAGAAGCTGAAATGCCTTTAATATCACTCGGAGGATTATGCTCAACTATGTCGTAGCCAACACCTCTACCATAGTTCACAGATTCTATATCAGGTACTGACATTACGACTACATCGGCATCATCATAAACAGTTTCAATCATATGCATCGTCTGCTTAGTGGTGAATGGATTATTAGAATCTGAAGGAATATCTCTAACACAAACCAAAACAGGTGTGCCTTCATTTAATTTTTCGTCGATTAGCCACTTATGGCCGCTATGGAATGGTTGCCATCTACCTATGAACATTGCTCTTTTCATTTGTTACCTCCTTAGATTCATTAATAATAGAAGCACGAAAGGTATTGTTTATCGAGCTGACTTTATAAACCAACTATCAGGTAAAGCAACTTCTACCGTGCTTATATCTACCGAGTGAAACGTTTCTCCAGTCATAATCACGGCTTCATTTGATTTATCACATATCTCTAGAACCAGACCAAAGCACCTTTGAAAAACTCCGCAATCTGTTGGTCTTCTTGGTGCATCTTTAATATAGTGAACTAAATCCCCAACCTTCATTGTACTTAAAGACTTCCTGTTGATGGGCACATCTCTATGTCTAATAAGTCTATCTCTTCTAATGATTCCAGAATCTTTATTTTTCCAGGGTTTCTTGAGCATACGTCTCTCATCTTCCATTTCGCGGCATCGGTCCAATATCCTTTAACTTCTAAATAGATATCATAGTCCGGTAGATAGAAGTCGGGAATATACTTTCTTTCCCTTAGCTTACGATCTCTATAAAAAAGCTTCATATCAGGATCTCTGACCCATGAAACTTCTAGCTCATCTAGCTTTACTGCACATGCAACTTCCCAACTGCTATCCATAGAAACCATAGTACCATCAAGTCTTTGATATTCTGAACTTTTACTCCACAGCTTCGTCTTTCTCGACTTAGTTTTTCTACTTCTTTTTTTTCTTTTAGCCATAAGACTAAATATATTGCTCAGCAGTTCAACAGAGCAACCTGATCTTCGTAAACCTTGACAATAGAATCTTTGCCTAAAAAAATTGTAAGATGAGCAGGACATGTTTTTTCGTCTTTATCTAGAACAAGACCAGTGATGGCAGACTCAGGCCCTACGATGTCGTGCCATTCTGACACCAGCATGATTGTGTCACCCACTGATATACTCATGTTCAATAATAGGATTTTATCTAGAAGTGTTCAAAGTTGCCGGCATAAACTTCGGTCTTAGATTTAAAAGCAGATCATTTTTCGGAAGACACATCTTGGCTTGCTCTTCGTCAGGTGCTTGATCTGGTAAACAAGCATCATCGATTATAGACATTAAATTATTGTACATGCTCACGGGATTTGATGTTAGCTCAAACCTGCCTCCCTTACCAGCTAAAATAATATCTATCCATTGATCGCCATCTCTGTCTATCGGCACAAAAGCGTATAACTTAAAATCAACAGTACCTCTTAGCGCCTCTACCAATTTATCATCTGTGATCGGTGGCCTTAAAAATGATTGCGGGTTTTCATCAGAAAATACAATGACGATACGGTGAGCATTATCTCTCCAGGATATAGAAAACCTCTCTTTTTCTGGTATCGAGTTAATATTTTCCGTCCACTCTGAAGCTCTAACATCTACAGTTCTGTTTGCGGTGATGTTATCTATAGAGAGATAAATCGCATCTTTTAACATCTCAGAACCGGTATCCATCCCTTCGTTACCTAAGGCTGCAAACCCATCAAGAAATTGATTAAAGGGTGATATGTCTACGACTTTTATTAAATTTTGTATTGACGGTCGTGTGTCTTCTTTAGGACCTATTATCAACCCCCATTGTAGCACTTCTTCAGCAGCGAACTGCTGCGCAAAACGAGCCAATGCTATCCTTACAGCTTCTATTTCTTCGTCCATTGATCCAGACCAGTCTAAAACAAAAAGGACGTCTGTGTCTCTAATGCTATTCCCATAGTCAACCTCGCCATCACAGTCATTATCAGATCCATCACAAATTTCAGGGCTTGGTAAAACTTCATTTAGACATATACCAATTTGAAAAGCGCCATTTAATTCATTTCCCCACGACCCATTTTGACATATTGCTTCTCCAGGAGAACAAACTCCTGTAAATAAAAGGTCGGGATCTCCTGTATAGCATTCTTGTATGAGATTTTCATCTATCAGCTGATCACAATCTTCGTCGAAGTTGTTACACTCTTCACGCTGCACCAATATACCAACATTGACGTTGCATTCTTGATCAGGCGGTTGAGGAATGTAATTACACAATGCTGTACAAGGAGTCATGACATACTCTAAACAGTCTTGGTCAGCGCATTCACATGTCTTAAACCCTTGACCGCATAAAAGTGGCGGCTCTGCACATGGGACTAGAACGCCTACGTCTTCTTCGTTGCATAAACACTCAAGTTCTTCATCAACTCTGCCATCGCAATCGTTATCTGCTCCATCGCAAGATTCTTCTGCAGGTTGTCTTGCTGTACATGATATCCAGTTACCAGCTTGACAAACCTCAAGTCCTCTTTCACATGCTGTATTACACTCTCTTATCAAGTCTTCGTCTACAGATCCATTGCAGTCATTATCGACGTTGTCACAAATCTCAGATTGCACTGGTCCACATGTACCACAAACGTTTCTTTGTTGTTCATCTATAATCCCATCACAATCATCATCTTGATAATTACATCTTTCTTCTCTTGGTTCACAGATAACACATTCGCCGTATGTTATGTTACCCTTTGTGCAAAGTATTTCTTGCTGCCCTTGCACTCCCTCTATTTCACACTGAACGGTTATTGTTATTCTATTGTCTATTCCGGGAGGGCATTCCAAAACTGTATTACAACTGCTTCTAGACAACACTTCATTCGGAGGGCATGTCATGTCTATAGAGCGATCGCAGACCTCGAGGTTATCATCACAAATATTCATTGTGATTTCAGCAGCGGTTATTCCTAACCCACTGGGTGGGCAATACCACATTTGCGTTTGACAACATTCTGGCTTACACTCACAAAATAGTTCATCACCACTGGATATATTGATACACGGATCAACATACGCATCTGGAGTAATGATATCTATTATTTGTGTATCAGGAAAGGTAGCCGCGTCTATGGATATTATAGACGGAGAAGACGCGTCTGCAACGACATCAACAGTATCGCTGCAGCCTGTGAGAAGCAAAAAAACTATGATCGTTAAAGTTCGCAAATGCCATCATTCACTTTCAGGTGCGTTATTAGCACCGGCCTTTTTAACATTATAGATGCTTTGTATCTTTTGTTTTTGAGCTAATACTTTTTTGTAGTAAAAGGCGCCGCCCTTATTGATCTTAGGCTTGCATCTAAAACCAGAATAGTATCCGCACAACCCTGTAGGAATATCGCCATTACCGTACTTACGAATCCACCAGCTCAATATTTTTGCACCTGCAAAGATTGATGTCTTAGGGTTCTTAAGCTGATCACATGTGTACTTTTTGGTGATATTTCCTGTGTATTTTGGCATCACTTGAGTTAGGCCGCATGCGCCGGCGCTGCTTACTGCATTTTTCTTCCAATTAGATTCAACAGTGATTAGTCCTGCGAGTAAAAATGGGTCTATATTATTTGCGTTAGCAGCCTCCAATACAATGGGGGCGTAAGAACAAACTTGCTTTTGTCGATAGTCGCTCATATAAAAGCTTGGATCCGAAAATACCGCACAAAATGTCAAAATATAAAAGTTCATAATCTATCTCTCAATATTCATATTCATCATTTAAATCTGTTGCTGCACCATGTCCAAAAGGAGGTAGTAAGTGTTCTCCTTTTCTGGTAAAGTAAATCTCTGCAAATTGATAGGCAGCTTCTATCGGCTCAATTTCTTCAGACTTTAAAGTTTCCCAATCTTCGCGCATCTCTTTCATTGCAATTACTAATAACATAGATGCGAATGTGTAGTAGTACTCATCATCAACGCTAGCACAACTACGAAAATATTTAGGGCCTCCGTAAATATCGAAGCAGTTTACCATGAAGTTTCTAACCCAGCTATCAGTTCGATAAAGTTTAACTATCGCATCATCAGGATCATCAATCATTTCCCTCATCCATTCAGGATTATCCTTTTCTAGTTCTTGATCGCTTGTTGTAGATAAACGCATGTATTGCCTTTCGGACGTTATCATCAGGCACAACTACCTTAAGTCTAGTAAGAAGTAAGTTATGCTTTAGAATTTTTCTTTTCTTAGAAGACTTAGATTCTACAGCGAAAGTTTCATCAAAAATTAATCTTTGGACAATTATAGAAACCTCAGGCCTTGCTAAGGTTTCTGAGACTTCCTTATAAAATTGTCTATTCTTTTTAAGCGATGAAGCTGACTCTTTGGCTCTTAAAAGACACATGGGTATCAGTAAGGTTAGTCCAACCATGATGCTGATAATAAGCGCTAAAGTCATCTTCTATACCTATGCGAGTGTTAGTATTCACACCCATAAGTATTTTAAAGATATAGAAAAGACTATAGCTGGCTTTTTACACTTTCAGGTACACAGTCTGGACATACAAGATTCACAGGCCCATCATCGTATACGGCTATCTTCCATTCTAGACACGCGGAGTCACCTTTTATAAACGGCTTATCGCATTCGTCACAAGACTTAGGCATTTTGTTTAGCTTATTTGAAACGGCGCCCATTGCCTTTTTTGACTCTTTCTTTCTTTTGCGATCAGCAGCTCTTTTTATACTTCTGCTTGTTGCCATCATAGCCTCCTCTATTTATACTAGCTGTTGTTTAACGCCTCAATAAGTTCAGCCTTTTTAAGCTTATAGTACCCCTTCACGCCCTTTTCTTTTGCTAAGGCCTTAAGTTCTGCCACTCTCATGCTGCTGTGATCTGGCGAGGCCTCTGGCGTCTCTACACCAGAAGTTTCTTTTGCATTTTCTCCAAAGCCACACATAGTCTTTATCTTAGTAAACCAATTCATAACTTAAATTTAACTCCTTAAGTTGTTACACAATTCTAAAAGCATTTAACGATTTGTTCAAAAAAAATGTGGAGCGGGAAACGGGACTCGAACCCGCGACATCCACGTTGGCAACGTGGTGCTCTACCAACTGAGCTATTCCCGCGCACATTTAATAGTTACCCCAGCCGCAATCACAAGGTGTACAGCCACATGCTATACAAGGATCATCATCTGGTTCTGTTTTACGGCGTAAAAGATTAAAGCTTGCTGCTAAAATTATCGATTGTCTCATGTTTCTTTTCCTATGCAGCATTAGATTGCTCTAACAAAAAATCTTGCTTGTATTTCATAAGAGCTAGCTCTTTCTTTTTACACTCTAGCACAACATCAACATCTTCGTCGTAATACTCGAATGGAGTATAATACCAGTCTGAATGTGCAACCCGACTCACTGTTTCATCTTCATAATTTTTACGACTGTTTGAATGGTGACACTGCTGCTTGGCACCTCTGTCATGCCACGTTTGCCGTGCAAGATAAAACGCATCGTGATAATCTAGATCTTGTGGACCAAGATCGTGGTGGTGGCTATCGAACACAACAGGCACACCAACCTTGTTAGATACACCTTCTACCAGCATCTTTGTAGAATACAAGTTAGCCTTGTCATCGTTTTCGACAGTAAGCCTTGCTTGCGCCCCGGGGGACAACCGAAGAAAGTTTTTACAAAAGCGAGCTAGAGCTTTGTCATGCTCGCCATAAGCGCCACCAACGTGAATATTGATTTTAGCCATAGGAGAAGTAGGAAGACCCATTAGATCCATTTGCGCAGAGTGATCATTTAGTTCTTTGATTGTTTTTAGCACAACACTTTCATTAGGCGAAGCAAGAACGTTGAATGGGCCAGGGTGAAAACTTAGACGCTGACCTGCATCCATAGCAATCTTGCCTGCTTGAGCCATGACATCAGCGATTTGATCGATG